TTTTGCCCTTCCATCATTCACAAGTGCCGTTTCAGTTGATCCATCGAGATCGACAACTGTGCCCTTCGTGTAGTACCGCTCTTTCGTCAATTTGCCGCGAAAATCTTGCAGAAATTCAATCATCGCTATAACCCTCTTATGCGAATGTAACGTTGATATTACTGACCACATACCAGTCACCTTGATAGGCTGCCACGGTTAGACCGTCGCCCTTCGCCCCGCCAAAAGTGCCAACGTCGCCCGATGCACCGAGATCATTGAAACCTGCGGTTGCCACGGTTAGCGTATGTGCCTGTGCGGTAGTGGACACAAACGTGACGCGCACGCCATCATGAGTCGTAGCGGTTGGAGCCGCCAACGTCATGGCGCATACGCCTGCCTTCGTAACAAAGACAGTTTTGCTGCCACGGTCAGGAATCGTAATCGCACCGTTGACGCTCGATACCTCAAACACGTTTGTTGCATCGCTGCTATCTGCCACACCCCGCTTCAGATTGAATAAGTTACTCATAGTCACCTATCCTTTTTCCCTTACAGGGTTACGCCGTAGCTAATTGCCGAGGCTTCCGTGTCACGATTGACCATGCCCACGCGCATCATAACCACGATGTTAGTCGAATCGCTGATAGCGTCTCGCTCTACCTCGAATGTCATTTGGCGTTTGTAGCCTAGCCGCCATTGATCCCAGCGAACGGCCAGAATCGAACCGGTGGTATTGTTGGACGCCGTATCGAGATCGATTTTTCCGCTCGTGTTTGCCTTGTAGCCGTATGTCGCATCCTGGTTGGCGCGGTGCATATTTGCGGCTGTGATTACTTCGTAGCCATACACGTTGGTCAACATGCCCTGCTCGATTGTCGGCGCCACGAATACGTCACGGGTTGCCACCTCTGGTAATTCGAGTGATTTCCAGTGCGTCCATGTGTCAACAAGGATCGATACGGCTTTCTTGTCTACCGCATTGCGCCCGGCCAAGCCAAGCAACTTGACAGTCTCAAGATAGTCAGCAATCGCCAACGCGCCAGCGCTGCGGCTGTTTGCCGTGTTTGTCACAAGTGCCAGTTTACGGAAGCCATTGAATAACATAAAGGCTTCGGTTCCGGCTGGAGTGCCGCCGATGTCGTTAATGTTGGTGGTAGCGCCCGTTTCGGTGTCGCCATCGATAATGATGTGTTCCAAAACTTCAGCCGCTTCGAGGGTTAAGTCCTTTCGCAGTTCCGATACCCACGGAATCAGCGAATCTTCCTCAAGCTCGCCGGTATAGTTGATCGCCGCGCCCAGTTTCGAGACGGTCAACGTTTTGCTGCCAGTGCCTTTCTTTGATGTGGTGAATGTCGCCGTTACGCGCCCGGGATTCGCATCCTGTGCGCTCGCCTGCGCAACTTTGTAGAAAGTTGGGGCGGTACTATTCAGCGGAATCACAATCGACTCACTACCCTGTGGAATGGTGATGGTAGGCACGCGTGCGGCAATCGGGGCAGCCAGACGAATTTTGTCCCAAAGTTGGGTTGAGTAGGTGACACCGATCCATTCATCGCCATAACTGGCAAGAGTCGATTGGTTCAGTTCATTCGCTTTGACAGGCATTCCCGCCATCTTCATGGCGGTTTTGCTCGCCACGAATTGTCGATCTTTGTCTTCGTGTTCGGCCAGTTGGATGGCTAGATACTTGCGCAAGTCTTCACTTACGCCAGCCGAGCGATTCGCCATTTTTGCGCTACTGATGATACCGGCCAGTACAGCGGCGTCGGTGATATCGAGATCGTCGTATTTAGCGATGTTGTTAAACTTGGTTTGATAGGGCGCATTGCCACCAGGAAGGCGTCGCGCTTCAGCCGCTTCAGCTTTGGCTGAAGCAAGTTCTTTGTCTTTTTCAACAAGAGCGGCTTTGACAGCCTGTGCTACCAATTCCTCTTGTTGTTTCTTCTGTGATTCCTCGGCCACGCGCTTATCCTGCTCAGCCTTCATCGCTTCGGCCACAATTCTTGCTACTTGTTCTTCATTCATAGTCGTGTTCTCCGTCTTTGTCATGCTGTTGATTGTTTGCTGTTGGCGATCTCCCGCATCGACGCTAGATTGACCGTCGCCAATCTCTATGGTCTCAGCCTCTGGTGCCTCGCCTTCTATGTCATCAGGCAGGGTTAATCCCGCCTGGTCATAAACCGCTTTCATTACCGGTGTGACTACCGCTCGCCTATTTGCTGGATTTTTGCCGCCGTAGATGTCGAATACCGACAACTCGGCAAGCGGCCATTCCAGCAACATCCCGTCACGGGTTTTGCGCACAAGATGCGCAATCGAACCACTACTTGCCCGCGCCATCCCTGCTAGTGCCGCGTCCCAAACTGCTTTCGCCTGCGCAATTGCCTTGTCCAGCACACCCCGGAACCAAACGCCATCATTACGCACCTCGTAGCCGATTGTTTTGCCGACAAAAATCGGTTCGGCGGCCGGTTGCTTTTGCTCATCAAAACCGTGGTAGTACAGGAGTGGCGGTGTAGGGAATTTGTCGAGGTGCAACTTAGTTTGGGCAGTGAAAAATTCGCCATCGCTATCCCGATCACTAGGCGAGCCAAATGGGACACCAAGTATTTCGATGATCCACTCCCCACCGTCGCTTTTGATTGCCCGTATTAGTCCGTCCATAGTTTTCCGCCAGAAATAAAAAAAGCGCAACCCCTGGGCAGTCTTGCTGCTCTGGGATTGCGCTCTAGTCGCTTAAATATTCAGTTATCACAACCTACTGTTACTGTTGTTCTGTCGCCTGCCGTTCTCTTGTTACTTCTATCGACTTGGCTATCTGTGCCAGATCAAACACTTCCCGTTGCCCTCGCTCCTGAATCTCAATCAGCCCCCGATCCGGGTCAAACTTGAATGCAAGCTTGCCATTGCTGAAGACAACAGAGATATATTTAGCGATTGGGGTCTGATATTTCGTCATCGCAACGCCTCACGAATCGCTCGCCTGAAATCATTAATAATGTTTTGGCGCTCGGTGGTAAGCACGAACTCATCAGTGTTGATCCACAGCCCCCGGTGTACTCTCGCCTGAAAGCGCTTTGATTGTACCAGTGGGGCATATTCGGTATTGTTGCCAACTCGCCCTTGCAAACCATCGACTATTTCTAAAATCTTAGATACCCATCGCTTTCCCAGCGTTCCCGTTCGCACATAGCTATTGTTTGGTCTTTTTGCTGGGTACTGTGCCAACCGATCCCGTAATCGAAAAACACTCCGATGCATCGGCGCGCGCAAGACTTTTGTCCCTTGCACTTTGCCTAACTTGGCGTTCAATTCCTTGATACCGTCAATTTTGATTTCTAGACTCATTGCACATTCTCCACTACCGGACTAGCCCAACATCTGCAATTGGGATGCGCCGGGATCGTGCGATTGCCTTCCCACATACTGTCAAGTGCGGCATATCGGCCTTCTAGTGGGCCACATACCGGACAAACCCTTTCATCTCTTGCCGTGCGCCAAACCATTTTTTGAATGACGCCGCTCTCCCGATATGACGCTCGACTCCCCTGGAATGCCGCTCTTGTAACTTCCGTTGCAGCGATTCGCTCGGCTCGCTTTCGGCCAAACACTGGTTCTAGGTCAGCAATTAACCTAGATAATGGCTCGCCATTACTGAACCATCGCCCGACAGATTGTCCCACAATGCGTCCTGACGTTGTGCCCATTTGCTGCAACAATTCGTCAGTATAACGAATCGCCCAGTCTCTAGCCGATACATGTGCCAACGTCCAGTCAAAACCTAATCCGATATTTGCCATCTGGTCAATTGCTACGCTCACGCCGAGATCGGCACTATCGATCAATGCCCTACTGACCGCATCTTTCAACCGCTGATCCTCGACAAACGCCTGATGGATACGATTTGCTTCGATGTTTGGGTCGATAAATGCCCCCGTGCTACCGTATCCTTCTGGGAAGAGCGTGTTGATCATATCCGTAAATGCTTTGTCAATCGCCCGTGCTGACCTGTGCTCCAACTCCATTCTGATCTTTTGTTCAGCCTCATCATCGTCGGGATCAAGCTGCAAGATCATTGCTTTGAGCGCCGCTACGTTCTCACGGGTAAATGTCTCCGGTAGCGTAAAAAAAGGCTGCTCGGTCGCCACTCCCCGCATCTCCTCAGCTATTTCGCATAGTTGAGTATAGGTCAAATGACTGGCTTTGAATTCGTGAATGTCAGCGGTAGGGCGCTTCTTTAGCCAGGCTTTGAACGATTTACGCTCGGCTTTGACTGCCGCATTCAATGCACTTTTCGCTGTTTCTTCTGCCACCGATTCGATTTCTTTCGGCTCCTCAATCGATTCTGGCTTTTCAATTTCTCCTGGCTTTTCTGGTTGCGATTCAGGTAATTGTGCCTCTACCGTCTCGTCTTCTGTCATCTCAGTAGGCACGGGCTTATTAATCTCTATCACCAACAGTTTGCCGCGCTCGTCACCAATCGGTTTTGCTTGATAATACTGTTGGCGTATTTCGTCAATGGTGTGAAACTTTTCAGCCCGGTCAATCTCAGCCAACTTCATCGCCCGATCTGTGACTCGAATGTCTTCAAATTCACCAGTAAGATTCTCGCCATACAGCGGCAAAATGTCATTGCTGATTTTCTCAGCCACCTGAACCAACAGCGGGTATACAGACATTTCAATAAATGTGGCTTTGCCTGCCGTGCTGTTGGCCTCGGTTGCGTTGACATCCAACATCGATGCCAGACCGGGAGCGTAAATTGAAAATATCTGCTCCTTCGTGAATGTGCGCCCAGCCAAAAATTCCATATCACGTTGGCTGACTGACATCGGAATCCACGATACGCCGTTGCCTACGTTGCGCAGCATCATTAATTTTCGACTTGTCCCACCGTGATCGCGCTGAATCTCAGTTCTCATCCGTTCCCAAGTTGAGTTATCAATTGGGTCTTTGAATGCCAGCGCTCCCGGTAGCTTGGCGTTATCTTTCGCAAACAAGTTGCGATTCCACTTTTGCATCGCCATGTCTGCCTCGGCGTCGATAGCGAATGCCTCAACGGGTGATAGGCCAACAAACGAGTTAAGCGGATGCCAGCGTCGGAAGTGAACCACCTCGTGAGCCTCTAGTGGAATAGATACTCCATCATCTGGCTCGTAAACGTACCCTTTCAAAAATAGTTTACTGTCTGGTACTGGCTTCACCTTGTTCGATGGTAATACCCAAATTTCGTCAGGCGCCGCTTTCGGATTCGACTTATTGAGCCACCAGTACGCGTTACCTGTCGCAGAGTAATAACTAAATGTTGCAATGTTAAACTCGAAGCGGCTCATCAGCGGGTTAGGCTTGCGGTAGAGCATTTCAAATGGATGGTTTTTAATATGCTCCGTTTCCTCACCTTGCATCGTCATGACATTAAATTTTGTTGGCGCTGCCGTCTCCGCCCGCCGCTCGACCGCTATTTGCATCCACGATAGACGCTGATATAGCTCAAGTTGCGCCTCAGGCAGTTGGCGATCAGGAACGGTATGTTGTTCTGATTCACCTGCTACCCGTAACCAGTCAGGTACATTATTTAATTGTGCTTTTTGATAACCGAAGATAGCGGCCATCCTGTCGATAAAGTTCATTTTGTACCTGATCAATAAATAAAAAAAACTCGCTATATTTATTATAGCGAGTTTTGGAAACTATGCAATAGATTAAAATGTACCTATTTTGGCTCCTCTTTTTCTGCCAGGCACTTTACAGCCAACTCTATCGTAGTCACACAACCAGCCCTGTCACGGGCCGCCTTAACATAGTTGCGCACAGTGTTAGGTGAAAGAACGAGTCTCTCGGCAATCTCTCTGTGCCTGCAACCCTGTATCAGTAGTTCCGTGACCTCCCGTTGACGTGGTGATAGTTTATCCATAATTGACATTTTGTTCTGTCTATGCGAAATCAACCAACGTATCTGCGCGCGGTGCGCTTGCACCATACCATGCTAACGCCAGAGCCATTACAGTATCATCATGCATCCCGTCAGGCGCGCTATAACGCATCAGGCCAGATGGTAGGCGCTCCATCTCATAGGCTTGCAATTCTGACATTTGCGTCTGGTCATTGACGAGTTGAATCTCTTTGCGCTCCATTGCCAGTGCAAGTGAATCGATAATGGTTGTTTTTGTGGCATTGGTAGTTGTAAATGCTCGCACCGGTAAACCCATCCTAACCATCTGCTCAATAAGAGGCGTGCCTATGCTGTTGGATTCCCCGATAATCGTTATCGGCTTGAATCGCTCATAGGCTGCCTGCAACCGCCCGATCTGAACATGATAATCAATCTGATTAAATCGATCTAGATAGACCTGTTGCCGCGTGCCTACATCGATAGCACTGATGACCGTAAAATCGTTACTTTTGCCCCAATCAACGCCAAAGATTATTTGCTGGTCTTTGGTAGGCACGCGCAGCGGTGGTACTGTCGATAGCTCCACCACGTTGCGGAAAACGCCGCCCGCGTCGTCGATAAATTGCGCTAAAATTTCTTGACTGTATACCCGCTCTGGCATGGTCAATCGCATGGCTTCGATCTCAGACATCGGTATTTTTGGGTTGCTCGCTGTCGGCATCTGCCAACATGCCCAATCATGCATAGTGACATCATTCCCGTACTGCCACATCTGCCAAAAACCGTTATGCCCTTTTGGTGTCGATAGAAACCAAGCATCGCCAACGTAATCAACCAACGTTGGCCTCAACACAAAATTCCATGCATCTAACGAGTTCTGAACCATTGCCCATTCATCGCCGATAATCCTCTTATACTTTCGCCCGCGCGCCACGTTGGGATTATCGAGACTCCAAAATTCTAACGTACCGCCGGTGGAGAATTCTAACCGATGATCCTGTACACTTTTGCGCACCGTGATAGGTTGCGTTACCCGCTCCACTTCGCGCCATACCTCAACCAACATTTTGTATGTAGGCGAGAACCAGCCAACCGGGTATTGCAGCACCTCCGGTGCGATACAGCGGTCAATACCTAGAATCGTCTTACCGAATCGCCGACCGCAGCAAACGACATTATAGCGTTTTGCCTCTCGTTTAATCTGCTCTTGACCGGGATGCGGCTTAGGTAACTGTATTCGTTTCGACATACTCAATCGTTACGTGGTGGTCGATAGGTGCGCCATCTTTGCCGGCCACCTCGTTTTTAATCGGCGCATACAGACCTAAAATCTTGCATCGTAATTCGATACAGCGTTCTACGCCTGACAAATACGCCGGGTTGCCTAGAAGCGTCTCTTTCTCGACACTGGCTGAAGATATGTCGCCATGCTTCGTTTGTCTGGTTCGAGTTTTCTCCTCTTTGCTGCGCTCCCATGCCGACCAGTACTCCCGCTCCAAAATATCAATGCGTTCAAGCTCTTGATTACGATCCTCATCAAAATCCCGGATGGATGACTCGCGCCAACGTTGGCGAATCTCTTTCAGATCATAGGCAATCTGAGGTTGAGCCACGCCGATTTCTTTGGCAATGGCTGACTGATACCAGCCTTTCAGATATAGTTCAGCAATTCGTTGCAGGTCATTTTCCCGCTCAAATTTGGTACGCTTCGGTGCCGCCATAAGATAAACCCATTATATATAAACCGTATCCCACCATTTACAACCAAGACAATTGACGTACAAAACAGATAGCTACCCATGTTATAATATTGTTATGAAAAGAGAATCATTAAAACTCACAATCAGGCAATGGCTCGCATTACATTTAATTGCCGCCGAACACAAAGCGCTTGCTGCGCCAGGCAAACGAACCGGTTTACCGTCTTGGCGAACACTAATTCGTATGATTGCAGATGGCGATCTAGTCGTCTGCAAAAAGGAACAAACTCATGAACAGTCCGAAAATCAATCCTGATGGATGGAGCGTCGCTGGATGCTCCATTATTTATGCTCCTCGTGGTCAAGCGGGCGAGTATGCCAAGCTTGCTGCAAACCCCTATCGAGGATGTGGGCACAAGTGCGCTTATTGCTATGTGCCCGCTGTCTTGCGCATGGATCGTAGCGAATTCGACGATGGCGCATTTCCCCGTGATAACTTTGTTGAATTGCTCCGAAAGGACGGAGCAAAGTATAGATCACTTGGCATTACTGAACAGGTAATGTTATCCTTCACGACAGACCCATACCATCCTACGGATAATACGCTCACCAGTACAGTGCTGGAATGGTTAAAAGCTTATGGTCTCGGTTTCTGTACACTCACCAAAGGTGGCAGCCGAGCATTACGTGACATCAATATGTTTCGTCCAAACCGTGATGCGTTTGCATCGACGCTCACGTCACTTGACGATTCATTCTCACGGAAATGGGAACGTGGTGCAGCGCTCCCAAACGATAGAATCGATACATTAAAAAGATTCCACGATGCCGGAATCTTCACCTGGGTATCACTGGAACCGACTCTCGATTGCGATTCCTCAATCGCAATCATTGAACACACACACCGATTTGTCGATCTCTATAAAATCGGGCGAGCAAACTATTTGCCCATGACGAATAACACTGATTGGGAGTCCTACACCCATCGCATCCTAGAGGTTGTCAATCGTCTAGGCGTCAAACACTATATCAAGCAGGATTTACAAAAATATCTCCCGGTTGGTTATCACAATCCAAAATACATTCCTCAGCACAATTGAGGCGTGATTCCAAAAGTATCCTGGAATCGCTGTAATATCACGGCTGCATTTTCGCAAGAAATTTCAGAGCCGTGGTATTGCCGCTTTAGGTTATGACAAGCAATTAAAAATCCACCAGACCCCGCAAATGGATCACCTACCACTTCACCCGCTTTACTGTACAGACTGACGATATAGTCATAAAGAGGATACGGTTTTTGGTGCGAAAGATAGCCGCGATCCTGTAAACTATCTTGAATTTTCACCACTTGCACCGGCCAATCGTAATGCTTAATTTCCGCCCGATCCAGTGCAGACAAACCTTGCAATTCATACCAATTGCGCTTTTCTCCAAACACTAACACTATTGCGCAGCCTGACATCGGTTTATATCCCTGCCCGCCAAACCTTGCCATGCCACTATCCCAAACCCACCAATGACAGAAATCATGACGCTGTGTCAATGGCATACAATAATGTAAACCCATCAATACAGACGTCTCCCATCGTACCCAGGAGAGGCAATTGTCTTGCTGTTGCCATGACCAATCGAATGGTGGATCGTAAATGGCAATTTTACAATTGATTTTAGCTTTTTCTGCGCTGCCAACAAATAAAGTGTGCTCTGCTAGTTTCCATGTCTGTCCAGATTCCACACCCCACTTTTGCTGCAATTCTTCGGCTTTATCTGTTTGCGGCTCAACGTCAGTAGTACCAACGCCGTTATCGGCAATACTTTTCATTAACTCATCTAATTCTTTATTTGACCATAACCCTGCCAGTAACCCCGGCGTCTCTGCCTCCAGTTGGGCAAGAACGGACGGGTCGAAATTTAGATCCATCTGTTGCACCCGATTGTCTAGTAACCCGATACGTTTGGCTATCTTGCTATCGGCATTGGGTATATCCGTCCTGACGACAATGATTGGCTTTGTGCCGTCGCTTTCGACGATGATAGGTTCAGAATTTACGCCATAGACTTCGGTTGCTGTTTCAAGTCTGGCAGAGCCGATAATCAATTCGCCATCAGCCGCCGCCACCATCGGCGCCGTATAACCTACTTCATTCATACTGGCTTCGAGTGCTTCTAACCCTCGTTTGGTATGAAGGTTGGCATTCATTTTCTGCGGGGTGAAATCGGAAATCGTTTTGGCTTTTGTCATATCAATAATGTATATCGTCTGTACCGTTTTTGTCTACCGGTTTGTTTTTCTCAACAGCGTTGATCGTCTCAATCGCACCCAGCAACGTCAATATCGAAGCAGAGCGCATGGCTCGTTTTATGCCTGGCAGCAAACGGCGACGGGTTGGAGTAGGCACACTAGCCCAATCGTGATCATCTAGTATTTTTAGTAATTCTTCGTCGCTCAA